CGTCTGGCCCAACCAAGATGTCATCCTTGAGGCTGATTGTGTTTTGGTAGCGGTATCGGAATAGAGCCGTCTTGTCTATGGACGGGTAGGTAGGTAGACGGACAGGTGCTCGTTCATTGGGTAAACAAATAGTTTGAGCAACCTGATCTAGCGATTTGAGTCCGGTGTGAGACATTGTTGTGTGTTCTGACTGGCAATAAAATCGTCAATCAAAAAGGTTGTGACTCTTAGGTCTGGTCTACCCGTATGGATCATTTGTCATCCTTATTGCAGCAGTACTGCAGCGCCTCGTCGGCCAAGTTATAAGGAATCCGGTCGATCTTGCTGATATTGGCCTTGCTGCGACGTAGAGCGTCAACAGTTGGGCCAACTGGCCCTGGGGGCCCGTATAGTGTGGGAGTCTCGTAGGACAGATGCAAACACTCGAGAGTGATATCGTCGTACGTGAGAGTCCCAAGGTTTTCGTGTGGAGTCCAGTTTGTCCAGGGTTTATTGGGGTCCGCTAGGACTGGGGTGCGGCGGCACCCTATCCTCAGTTCCACCGTTTTCCTGGCCAGGTCGGACAAAAGTGGCACGTAGGGCTGCGTCAAGACAATCGATTCGGCAACTCCCGTTGCCCACGCTGCCGCATCGCCCTTTGTTGGGTCGAGCATCCAACCTAGTTTATAGGCTGCTCGACCAATTGTGCGTCCCCACAACCATTGCCGTCCGAGGGGGGTGGGCACGTTGTAGGGACGCATCCCAAGGTAGACTGCACTGCCGAGGTAATTGGAGCAGTCTAGCTTCGAGACGAGTCCAAATCGTGTCAAGTTTGCTTCAATACTTGCCATGATCTGGACTCTTCTGGGCCACATGGCCTTGGGCAGGAAACCGAGGGTGTCATCTCCGCAGATACTCACGCGTACGTAAGCCATTGCAAAGCGCAAGTCCTCTTCGTCCAGCTCTTCTAGCGGCTTATTCTTTATTGCCGCCGCTACGGCCATACCGATGACGAAACCGCAATACATTGCATTCATTAATGCAGTGTCGTCTCGGCCTGAAGCAAGCATTATCTGTTGTAGCTTGCTTCAGTTCACCCATGTTCCCGCCTGGATAACGCCACGCATCGATCACCTGCTTAAAAAGCGGGTCAGTCAGCATCTCTTGGTAGTAACTTTCAATAAGTTTCATACTGTTCGCGGAGTGCGTACAGTCGAACATGGAAAAATCACACCAAAATACGAAGACTTCACCGTCTAAGCAGGCTCCAACGCTGTCGTCTAACCACTTCTGCAACTTCTTGGGGGTCGTTGCTCCATAGAACAGCCAGTTCTCATGGTTCCAGTTCTCCTTGAGCCGCATCAGCTTCGGCTTGATGACAGGGCCTACCACAATGTGTGCTTTCTCTTGTGGCGCCATGATCATTCGTGCGATAGATTCCTCAAGCTCTTTGGACACTGACCCGTCAAACTCCTCGAATGCGGCGAGGAGTTCCTGCTTTACGAAAGCAGAGAAAGTTAGGTCTTTGTCCTGGAGCGATCCATCTTCAAGGAACTGTTTCCATGCCCTCTTCAGGGCTCTTTTCCTGGCTCCCGGCATGGAAGCGATCCAATCTTCCACGCTCATTCGAGGCCCGTCTAATGCGCCTGCCGGCAAAATGAGGTGCTTCATCTCCTCAAGTTTTGCCCAGGCTACGGGGTCGCTCTTCGGCTTCCGGAGGAATGCTCTACCAATCAACGCTTGCATGCGTGAATAGAGCCCTTTCCTTGTTACCATTGGGTAACACCCGGATATGGCGATTCCACCCAAGACAGCTTCCTGCTTCTGCTTCTCTAAGCTGGTGTCTATCTTGAAGATATCGCTGGCCGTTATTTTCAGAACTTTATCCATCGTTTTCACACCATTCATCCACGGCGCGTCACTGACGCGCATCGTGATTGCTCCGGTGGGTATCTCGACTTGGTTCCATTTCTTCCTTTTGGGCGGTAAGGTGCTAGAATACAAGTGCACCTTTCCGGGTGCCCCGTCCGCCACGGTCTGGTTCCTGCGTATGTCGTGCCCCATCGGGGTGATGGCACCGCACGAGTTAACAGTCTTCCAGCATTGATCACACACCCTGTACTTCCATTTGTACTTGGGCGGTGGGTCAGTGCAGCAGGACGCGCACACTTTCGGAGTGTTTGGCCTGACCACCTTATACCCCTTAGTGCCATGCTTCTTCTCTAGAACGTGGTTGAGCAGCTGCAAGTTGTTCAATGCCTGCTGTCCGGTCACGCTCTTCTTATCGGCGTTTCTAACGTGCAATGAGTGATAGGCTGGTCGAAGGTCATCTCTGACATACTTACTGACCAGGCCCCACTCCGCTCGTTCTCCTCCTTCAAAGGAGCTAAGATCCGCCTGTGGAAGTGGCTGTTGAGCGTGATAGACCTTAGCCTTCACCTCATCAAGGAATCCGTGCTCCCTCAAGTAACCCATTGCGTTTTCGCACACTTCTTCTAGGGTTTCAAGAGGGTCACACCTTCTCTTTGGCACTTTTATTGTTGGTGGTCCTAGTGTAAAGAAATCGCAGCCGTCGTAACAACCTGCGAATTCAAGACAATATGATGTGCTTCCGAAGACTATTGATGTCAACCACTCGGGATTGTACTGGCCGTTCGTCAGGAGTGTAGGTTCCAAAGGATTGGTGCTCATTCCTGCGTCAACGTAGTATACACTACGTCTTGTAAAGCCAAACTGTTCCAGAACGGTCGGATGGAGCTCGGTGGCCCCATAGCCATTTTCGTTGGACGCATCGTCATGTCCCACCGCGCCATCGGGCAATAACACCCCGCAGGCGTAGCCTCTCACTCGGTGTCTGAACATAGGGACGGTCACGCAAGTCTTTACAAACTCGATTCCCGTTGGATCAAATGTCCATCCACGTGTGGGGGGGTTGCCCCCTCCCCCCCCGGTGTTCCCGTTTCCTCCTCCACCGTCCGGATCATCGTCATCCGGTGGTGGCTTCTTGAGGAATTCTCCCGCAAAATTGCGCCGATCAGAATTATCAGAGCTCGACAAAGTCGATTCCGATGACCGGCTCCCCCGTCGCGAAGAACGACTCCCCCTTCGCGAGGATGCCTTATCTGAGGCGTCGTCCGAAATTTGGAACGGTTCCAAGACGATAACTTCATCGGTGTCGATGATGTCGTCTTCGTCACCTGCCTCCGGTTCAGCATCCATCCCGGTCTCACTAGCGGGTATATCCTGCAATACAGAAAAATAATTTCCAGTCACTGTGAGACCCAACGCCTCCACGGCTTCTTCCGCGGAGTTGTACCGAG